AGAGTAATGAAGTGGGCGGAGTTGACAATGGAGCTGAAGGACAAGAAAGTCGAAACGATGGACGACATTGTCATTGCCGACCGCTGTATCATCTATGTAGGTTGGAGGGGCGATAAACCCGTTATCGAGGTTTGCAACCCCTTGTTCACCGGTTTCCACAAAAGCCCCAACCAGAAATGGATTCAGAAGGGCGACTATGTTTACACTACCCGTTCCATTACCGCTGTGGACGTGATCACGGAATACGGCGATAAGCTGACGGAAGAGGAGATGCAGCGTCTTGGTCTTTATGCCAATGGTCCTACCATTGCCGACCCGAGGTTCGATGTTCGCGGTGGTAACGCGGTTCCTGTTAGAAGCGACTGGGATGAGTTGTTGTACCGTGAGAATTGGCCGGGGGAAGCCAATGCTTCCAAGTTCGTAGGTACGCATATGACCCAAGCGGGTACCATCCGCGACCGTTACCGTTCGTTGATTTGGTGTACCCATATTGAGTTCAAGGCTTTCCGTGAGGTGTGTTTCTTGAACTACATCGACGAATATGGAAAGACCATTACCGAGGTTTTGTCGGAGGACTTCAAAGTTCCCAAGGATGCTACCAAGTCCACGGCTATTAAGCACGGTGAGGAGATTGAGGTTTGGGAGTGGATGGAAGGAGAAACGGCGTATCTGTTGGAGCGTCTGTGGATTCCATGGAAGTACGAGCTTACCCGTTTGATGGGGGATGTGTACATAAACTGTAGGGAGGTTCCCAACCAGACGGTGGATGTAAATGATCCTTACGGAAAGTTTGAGTTGTCGTACAAGGGCCGGGTGTTCAGTGACCGTAACTCCGAAAGCGTTTCTCTTGTTGAGAGAGCTATCCCTTACCAGTTCCAGGCTTTCTACATCAACCACGTGATTAACCGTGAGTTGGCCAAGTACAAAGGTTTCGTCCAGGATATTGACGTTGACCAGATTCCCGATGGTCTTGGTCAGGACTTTGAAGGAAATCAAATTCGCGATAAGTTTTCGGTGTGGCTCACGTATCTCAAGAAGGAGGGCTACAACTTCTATTCGGGTTCGCAGAACTCTTTTGGTGCTCTTCCCCCTTCTACCCGTTCACCCGGCAGCAATGGTTACTTCTTGGGTAGTGCCGACCAGTTGTTTGCATTGAAGCGGTTGTTGGACTATGTGAACACCGAGATTTCGTTGGCCATGGGTATCTCTCCTCAGCGTGAGGCACAAGCCAATTCACAGTTGACGGCAACCGACAACGAGAGAAACCTTGCCGCTTCCTATGCCATCACGGAATACTTCTACGACCAACACGAGGAGGTGTGGACCCACGTTCTCAATTCGTTCTTGAACAACTTTAGGTACTACTTCCGGCAGAAGATGCGGGAGGATATGTCACAGGACCAGTGGTTGTCGTACATCCTTCCCGATGGAACGGTGGAATTGTTCGAGGTCACTCCCGAAAACCTTGACCACGAGGGTATCGGTTTGTTCGTGAAGACCGGTTCTTCCGAACAGGAGTACAGACAGATGATGACACAGTCGGTGTTCTCGATTGCGCAGAATGCGGGTCAAGGGGCTTCTACGGTCAGTGAGTTGATCAAGATGATCACCGAGGGAGAAAGCCCCGATGTGATTCACCGTAAGCTGTTGTTGTTGGAAGAGAAGCAACAAAAGCGTCAGGAGGATATGCAAAAGGCGCAAATGGAATCCCAAGAGAAAATGGTTCAGATGCAGATTGAATCGAGAGAGGACCAACAGAAACACGAGATTGACAAGATTATCATCCAGGAGCAACTGCGCAAAGACCGGGAAATGGAAATCAAGGTTTTGGATACCTACAAGTTCCAACAAGACTTGAATATGGACAAGGACGGAATCCCCGATCAGTTGGAAGCATTGAAGGTTTACCAGCAAATGGAAAACGACAAACGCAAACTTGATCAAGTAGATAAAAAACTTGAACTTGAAAGAGAAAAGATTCACAAAATGTTGAACAAGGACAAGAAAAAGTAAAACAGCAAATTGCCGTGTTTTGCGTAACTACCCAAAAAGAGATATGAGATTGGTTATTTGCGCAGAACACGGCTTATCATAAATCTATTTTTGCCACAATTATCAAACGAAACCAACGAAAATGGACATCAATTTCAACTTGGAGGACTTTGTTCCAGAGGATTCGCCGCTAGACAACTCGCTGGTAGAACCCAAAGAGGAGCAACCTGTACAAGAGACACCGGCGCAACCTGTGTCTGTAATGGAAACCGCACAGGAGGATACTCCTGTTGTGCAGCAAGAAGTGGAATTTGAGCCGGATGCTCAAGCTGCTTTTGAAACTTTCAAGCGACTGGGTGTAATTGACGATGATAGCTTCGACGGAAGTTTTGAGTCTATCCAAACCGCGCTTGAGGAAAGAGAGAAAAACCGTACGGCGGAAGTAGCCACTGCGTTTATTGACCAAGCCCCGGAGAAGTACAGGATGTTGCTGCAGCTTGTGTACAACGAACTGGACGACAACGAAGGTGAGATTGCGGCGGATAGGTTGCAGAAGTTTGTGGATGCGTTCAAGGAAGATTCCAAGAGCGATACCATCCGGGACGAAGAGGATGCGCGGGATTACCTGGAAAAGATTTACTTGGAAAAGGGAATGCGCAAAGCTGCCGTAAAAGCACAACTCGACGAACTCGAACTGGACGATGAACTGATGGCCGAGGCCAAACGTGAGTTGGAAGAACGCAAACAGCTACGTCAACGGGAACTGTTGGAAGAACAGGAGAAGCAATACAACGAGGTGGAGCAGAAGAGAGCAATCTTTATGCAGCACCTTGAGAAAGAGTTTCATGAAAGTGGGTGGGCACCCACACGTGTTATGGCCGTAAAACAGACTTTGGCGCAGACAAAGGATATTATGGCCAAAGTCAGCAGCAGTCCGAAAGCGGTTGCTCAATTTGCAGATTTCTTGTCGTACTATAAAAACGGAGCCTTTGATATTGAGGCTTACTCAAAGCAAGCTGCCTCTAAACAAGTGCAGCAATTCAAGGACAACATTGTCAAGAGTTCATTCAGAAACAAAACCACCGACAAACGACCGGGTAGCGTCGGTGAGACTTTACTAAAAGATTTCATTCCAGTTTAAACCTTTAATTTACTATGACAAACAGATTGACCGCTTTGGTGACTGTTGACCGCGGACCGTACGGAGGGAGTTCTTGGGACTATGTGCAGTATGCAAATATGTTCAAGACCTACGAACCCTTTAAGTTTGGTGTAAAAACCGCTCAACTGTTCTCCTCCGACCCCGCTTCCGAAATTGTGAACAAGAAGTTCACGTACATGACCATTGCCCAAGGCAACGTGTACGTCATCGACGGCGGCAAAGACGAGTACGAATGGGAAATGGTGGGTAACGCTTATGTACCCGCGACCGTGACCCAAGACATTTTGGCCGGTAACACGCAACCCGGTAAGGGCAACAGCCGCTTCAAGATTGCCCTTGATAAGCCTTGGTACCACGAACCCGTCCTTCTGAAGACGGAGGATGCCAACGCTCCCCTTATCCGCATCATTGGTACGTCGCGTCCCCTCGGCAATATGTCGTGGGAGTATGAAGTAGAGCTGCAGACCTCGGATCCTCTTGATTATCTGTCCCCCGACGTTCTGCAACCCGGTCGTGTTATGTTCGACGTGGCTACCGCTGTCAGCGATAACCTGAACTACAAAGCCGGTGGCGACCAATACGCGCAGATGTTCAAACTGCGTTCTCAGGTTGGCAACGTTGCTCGTAAACTCGAAGTTGACGACAAGACCATCCGCGCCGAGATTGCAGCTCGTAAGAAGTCCGGTAAGTTCGCCGGTCCCACGGGTTATGACGGTGTTGGTGTGGGCTATGTGTTCAACCAAGACTTTATCAATCCCAAGACGGCACAGAAAGTGTCCCAAGGTGTTTTCATCAGCCAAGCGGAAGCTCGTCTCTTGAACCTTGTGGAACGCGACCGTGAGATGCTGATGGAGTTCGGTCGTACCCAGAACACCATTGACCCCGATACGGGAACCTCGCTGAAGGTTGCTCCGGGTTGGAGGCAGATTGTCCAGGACGGCCACTACATGATGCACAACGGTTCGCTGTCCCTCGATAGCATCTTCCAGTACCTCGACACCATCTTCTTTGGTCGTACGATGTTCTCGGATCGTCACATCCGTATTGCCACGGGTTCCGCCGGTGCTCTTCTCTTGGCTCGTCTGTTGCAAAACGAATATGGCTCGGTGCTGACGGTTGACACGATGTTGATCAACAAGACCAAGTCTGAGTTCCACAGCAACTCGATGGAAGTCGGTCGTCAGTTCACGAAGTGGTTGGCTCCCAACGGTATCATCGTTGAGTTGGTGTACGACCCCATCAAGGACAACAAGGCCATCTTCTCGCAACTTGCCCCCGGCTCCAACTACCCTATCGAATCGTTCTGTATGGACATCTTCGACTTTGGTAAGACGGACCAGAAAGCTTCGGGTTCCACGCGTGATGAAAACATCACCATGGTGATGCAGGACGGTGTGGAGAGCTACTACACGGTGTCCAACGTGTACGACTTTGAAACCGGTGCCGAAAAGTCCGGTGGCAACGTGTACGCCGAGAACAAGAAAGCGAAAATCGTTCGTGAGATGTCCGGTTCGCTCTGTGTGTGGGATACCTCCCGCGTCGGTCGTATCGAATACGTCCCCGATACCAGCTACTAAGAAATCCTCGGAGGGGGTGGTGAATCTGCCCCCTCCATTTTTTGAACGCAAGAAAACGCAAAATCATGAATCCCACGAAAACAATCCACGTTTCTATTGCACCAAGAACCTCCGATCCCCAAGGCCGCGGTTCTTTTATGATGACCTACAAAGACTCCTTTGGAAACGATGTAAGGCATCCTCTTGATGTTGTACGCGATACCCGTGGACAAGCCATTGTCCTCCAATTTTCGCCCAACCACAACAAGGGAAAGTACATCACCGGTCTAGAAGAGGAGATTACCAATCCTTGGTACAACGAGAACGGGAAAAGCTATTTGAGCGGTAAGAACAACTGGACGGATGAACAGTTGACGAGTATTACCAAGAGACAGACCATTACCAAGCAACTGTGGCTTGAAGTAAAGTTTGACCAAGCACCCGGTTCGTTGAAATCGGATTTGTTGACCCAGAGTCTTCGTGATTCTATCAACGCGTACAAGAACCGTCAGCCGACGATTATCGAAAGCTTTGAGCTGTTTATCTACCCCGGAAAACTAAATGTGTTCAAGGACGATTCGTTGAGAGGTGCATTGGCCATCCAACTTTGTGAGAACAGCAAACTGGTGGCACGGTCGAAGGACGAGATTCGTCCCGGTACATCGAAAGCGTATATTGCGCTGGAGAACGAAGAACTGGAAGAGAAGTTCCGGAAAGAGCAGTTGGTGGATGAAGCCATTGCAACGTTGACAACTATCTCGAAGAAGAACAAAGGTCGCGACCTGTACAAGATTGCGGTTGTTCTTACTCACCGTACCACGGGTGCTTCCCTTGTTTCGGGTGATGTTTCCAACGAAGCTGTCTATGGAGCTGTCAGGGCTTTCATCAATTCCACCAAAAAGGAGCAGCCGGAGAACATCCGTCGCTACACCGCTATTTCCGAAATGGCTACCACTGCCGCTTCTCGTCCACGATTTGAGGCGATGTATGCCCTCAAACAAGCTCTGAACACGGGTGTCTTCCGGGCGGACAAAGGTTTCATTTGGTGGCCCTCGAAGTCCGATCTTCCGCAGTGGCACAAACTTGGACAGGAGCAGGACGTGATTTCCTTCTTGACCAGTGAGTACGAAGCGTACAACCCCAAGAAACCCGATGGACCTTCCAATGCGTGGAAAGAACTTAAGGAAGAACTTCTGAACAAAAAAATCGAGATTGCGTAGTGAACATCAACGAGATGCACTTTGAGGTAAAGTTTCGAGCCAATAAGCTTGATACCAATGTATTGCGGGATTTACCTCCGGCGCATATCGACAGAGCCATAAATGCCGCTACCGTAGATTATGTGGAGGGCTTTTACTCTGGAAAGATGTCAACAGCTTATGATCTCGGATTTGAGGTAACACAGCAGAGAACGGATATGCTCTCGACCTTGGTGGTCAAGAATCCCGAACAACCAGATGTTGCACCAGTTAATTTTGATTCGACGCTCAACGTCTATGAGTTTCCGTTCTCTTCTCTTGCGTTTGAATACGCCCACATTTTAAGAGCTTATGTGTTTACCGATTGTTCTGGTTGGTCTTTGACAAATGTACAGTTGGTTCAACACGATGACCTTAACGTGGTCCTTATCGACGCTTTAAGAAAACCCTCTTTGAAATGGAGGCGGTGTATTGGAGCAATAGGAAAAACCAATAATGGCACCGGGGATAGTTCTTTGTATGTGTACACGGACGGACAGTTTGCGGTGAACTCCGTT